TCAATTGCTTGTTGCACATATATTAACGCTTGGATTTGCTGTGCAGTTTGAGTTAAACCGTTCTGTTGTGCTAATTGTAAGGCTTGTTGGTAGTTACCCTCAGAGAGTAACTGGTTTATCTGTGCGATAGTATTAGCACTCATTATATATATCTCTCAAACAGCTGTTTAAAAAGTTATTAGATTTTTTCTTTCTTCTCCTCCCGCTATCTTTCCCTCAAAAACCAGTAGATAAACGCCAGACCAACGATCATTATGAACGCTACAATATCAAAAAACGGGTATGCAAGAATGCTGTATAACATTAGCAAAACATTGTATTGTTGGGAATAATACTGCGGTTGGTTGAGGGTAAATGTAGAATTAGCTATCTGTATCGATTCTTTTGTGCTATTCGTATACAGTATAGAAGAGTTAGAGATGGTGAGAGTTTGTTTAGTTATAAGGTTAAAGAACGGGAAAGCTACGAATACTAACATTGTAGCTAACGCAAAAAATACTACTGCTGTAGTTATGGACGGTTTTAATTCCATTATTAATCACCTTCTTCCCTTATTGATGTTGCTATAATAAAAATGAGAGCTACAACTATGCCTATTCCAAGTGCATACATCCAGTAATTTATGTACGGGACGAAACCTGTGTAAGCATTATGTATATCTGAGGAGACTACATGCGAAATATTATTCGTATAGTGAATAGTTGTAGACACTTGAGACTGTGCAACGTTAAAAATATTGAGAATATACACAAGAAGACCGAAAGCTATAATGAATACTATTACAAACATAGCAATAATTATGAAAGAAATAGATGAACGTAAGGCTGTTGCTAGATCAGAAAAAAACCCATTCTAACCACCCATTTCGTTCAAAATTTGAGCTTCTTCGTAGCCGTTAGCCCATTCTTCTAATGTTTGCAATATCCCGCGTTTTTTAGCTTCCTTAAGTATTTCTTTCCTAACGGAGTCTGGTACAGGTTCGCCGTCTGGTATACCGTTTTCTTTTATTACATCTTTTATTAGAAGGACTAGGTCATGCAACGCTTTCTTTAGCGGTGGGAAGGCGTCAGACCAAGCCTCGTCACCTGCGATTTTTAGCGTTACTTCTGGGTAGTCTATTTTACCTTCTTCAAATAGTAGAAGGGAATGTAGTGCGTCTCTGGCATACTTCTCTGGATGTAAGTCGTCGAACTCAGATTCAATCCAATTTGACCAGCTCATTTTTTCCACCCAAAACATATGTTTGAGTGATGGTTAAAAAATATTATCAGATCTTTAAGCCCTGCTTTACCATTTCTAGTATCTTCTTCGCTTTTTCCTCTTCGCCCCGCATTAATTTACTAATACCGTAGTTCATCAGTTCTTCTTTCTTCAACTCGGACAGATAGTTGTAATAGTTAACAAGTGCGAACAGTGTAGCAAACAGATTAATTAATTGTATTCTGTACTTCGGGTTCCTTCCAGTTTCCTTTGCAACATTATCTATGAACTTGTCCTTAAGTGTCTCGGGGAATGCCGATAACTCTTGTCTTGCTTGGTACAAACAGATCTCGTCCTCTTCCGAGCATATTCCTAGTAGTTTTACTATAGTTTTGAACACCTGCATGTCGAGGGTCGAGGGACTTACAGTAGTTTTAACAATTAACGCACCGTATTGGTCGTCAAAAGCTTTCTTTGCAAAATCCAGAAGCGATTTAAATTTCTTCAATTTGTCTTCACTAGTTTTGTTGAGGTCGAAGTCATTTATCCTTAGTATGGTATACTTGCCGTTAGGCGATAATTCATTAAGCGACCCGACCAACGGTGTGTTATTAGCGTCTACAATTAATGGTAACGAGAAACCTGCAGACTGTAGATGTGTATAAGCGTTCACAAGGTCTTGAAGGTATTTGAGCTTCTCAGGGTTGGCTTCCTTAAGGTTACTTGTACCGTTTACCTCTTCGTAACTCTTATCCTTGAATAAATTTACGAACGAGAAGATCAGATACGCATACTTGTATAATTGTACTATGTTAGCTAATTGCTTTTGATACCTTTCAAACTCGTCTGGAGTCGTCGGTCTGATGACTCTTAAGTCTAACACTTGATCTGGAGCGAAAGAGTCTAACAGTGGTATAAGATGATTTTGTCTAAGTTCTGCGAATACATTAGATAGAACACTTCTAGTAGTTTCTTCTATAACTTCCCCAGACTTGTACGTAACTTTCTTGCTTGAAGATTTGTATTCAGATGGGAATTTAGTAACTAACGCCAAGACGGTGCTAGGGATAACGCTTGCGTTATTAGCGTCTAGCAGTTCTAGGATCCTATTCCAGTTCTTTTGTAACTCGTTCCAGACCTTTTCAGCAAACTCTTCACGCTCTTTTCTGCTTAAAGATTCCCCTTGCTTTACACCGTATTTATTTAAGTATGGTTTTAGCCAATCTGGAATGTATAGTGAAAGTTCAATATTGAGTATTTTTTCTAATTTGTCAAGGTCAGTATTACTATTTTCTTCTACCGCGTTCTGTTCTACGTTCTGTTGTTGTTCCTGAGCTTGAGGAGCGGTGGTCTGTTGTTCAGGGGTCTGTTGAGGATTACCGAAAACTATTACATCATTTTTTTCGAGATGGATTACACGTTCATTGCCTGTAAGGGATTGCGAATAGTCTCCTTTTGGTAACAATATTGCAGGATAAGAACCATATGTACCAACGACAGCTTCTGCAATAACATCAAGCGGTAACTTTTCAAGGAATTTTTGCAACTCAGGACTCTCAACATTTTCATTAGGTACAAATTCCGCTGGTGGTATGGTAACGTTGCCATAAGTTTGTTGGTACTGAGATAGCAGGAAATCAGAAATATCATTTACAATTCCTTTGGGGATGAGTATAATGTGCGGGTATAAGTCCTGTGAGGAAGAAGTGTAAATCGTATACGTGATATAGAAATTTTCTCGGATTGCAGGGTTAGATTCTAACGTTTGAATTAAAGTATTTACTTTTGCCTCAGCTGATTTCTTTTCTTCTTCTGATTTGCTGTTACCAAATGGGACGCGTGGATATAGCCTGACCACGTCAAAAATAAAATCTTTACTTGTAGCATTTTGAATTACATTAACATTGATTCTCTTCTCATGGAGACTAAAACCGTATCCATTAATTGCCCTGCTGACATTACCTAAATTAAGGTGTATAGTCTTTTCTTTACCCTTTTCGCCATATTTCACTTCTATGTCCTCTGGGTTCTTGATACTGTTTTTCCCATACGTAGTACTTATCTCCAGTACAAATGGCAAATATCCTTCCGAGTTCTCAAAAGTAAATGTTGCCATAGGCTTGTAGTTAACTAATGTTAACGATCCGTCGAACGTTTTTGACATTTGACTGTCAAATGCAAAATCTTTAGATGAAATGAACTTATTAAAAACCTTGAAGAGATATTCATCTAACGGGATCAGCGATGAAGCATTGTTACTACTCATTTTTTACATCACTCAAACATATGTTTGCTTGTAGTTATTAAAAAGTTTGCTTAAAAACGGACGAGGCAGACGCAAAAAAATGGAATCACTTAAATTATGTGAAGACCGAACAGTACTGCTAACATCATCATAGCCACTATACCGATCACGAAGTATAGCATTATCCTACCCATTGCTTGCACACGCTTACTCTCATTCTGCAACTTCAATAACTTCACTAAGTTTGCATTCATCTCCTTAACCGTCGTGGGTATCGTACTCAATATCTCCAACTCTTGCGATAACCTACGGCTAAGTAATAATTTAGGGTCAACAGCAATAGCGAGCTTTGTGGTAGGGGATAACGTTATAGAACCAGTAATCATTTTTTTAACCTTAGCCAACTGTGCTAATAATTCTGGTTCCGCTGTATCATACTCAGACACAGGTATTGACGTTTCTAACGTCTCTAACCTTATCGCATACGGCATTGTGTTGTTTTTTCTGATCGTGATCAGCAACGGTCTGTGAATTTTCCCGTATTGTATCATCCCTACCATTGATTCCGAGGTGACTGGGACAATTAGCTCTTCGCCCGTCACTGGGTCGTGGACTGTGTACAACGACGGCGATAATTTTTCACCTATGTATAGTTGGGCAGACCTAGTTGATATGTCGACGTTCACCACTACAACGTCACTATTCTTAGAGCGACGGATTTGCCTTATCAGTCCTCCTCTTATTGGGTCTTTCATGTACGACCTTCTGAACGCTAAGTATACGACAATAAATACTATAAATAGTATACCTAGAGCGATGAAAATGTAAATAATTGGTGGGGATAATAGTGTTTGGAATAACGATAAAGCTGTAACATGTTGGGTTACATGTTGGTGTGGGGCTACCGTATTTGTTATTGTTACGTTTGAAGACGGTGGTTTCAGTGCCATGTTAATATCTTAACAGAAAAGATTTAAAAGAAGAAGAAAGTCGCGAAAAAACACGTGTTTGACTTAGAGTTTTAACCAGTTTTGAATTTTTGCATTATTATGGATATAATACCTGCCGCGATAAGAACTATTCCTGTTACTCCTAGCAGTACATATAGCGTTGGGAAGAAGCTGAAGAACGACACCATACCGTTTACTAGTGGGTGTGTTAGGTTATACGCTAATGTTCCTGGTGACGGATTGCTTATTGCTGAGGCAGTAGCGGTAGCGAAGATAGATAGAATGAGACCAGATAGTCCTATTATCACACCGACAATCAGTAAGGCTATTGCTATTGTTGGTACGTCGAAATCGCCTGACCCAAACGTTACTTTGACTAACAACCCTACTCCTGGATCATGAATTCTAGTAGCTTTTTTTGTTTCTGGTACATCAACACCGTCTACATCTGGCATGTGGGCGTTAATTACCTTGAACATTTTTGCTTTTTTACCACCTGTTCCTGTTGCTTTTGCTGATGGAACGACTACTGAAACTGACATTTTTCTTCATCTAAAACATCTGTTTGAGGCGTTAATAAACTTTTCGCTTCGCTGTTTCTGATATGGAAAGTGAATAGGGACAGTTTCAGCCCAACCAGTTAGACAGAAATAAGCGTAAAACTTATAATTTAGAACATCCCAGAACAGAAATTGGGTACCCCCGTAGCGGGGTATCCTATATATGGGGCGCCCCGCGGGGGTGTGGCGTAGCTTGCCTGCCCCCGTGTTGAAATAAGGAAGAACTGAAAGTTTTCTATATGTCTCTTTAACGTCTCTACCTCAGTTGAAATAAGGAAGAACTGAAATTGATTCTCGTTAATTTAGTTCTAACCTTCTTTCATCCTCAATTAACAAGGTTAAGGTGGTATTCGTATATAGCTAGCGTAGCATCGAAAAGGCTTAAAGAGTTTTAGAGGAAGTTAACAAAAGTCCACTTTCCTTCATATTCGTTCCTGCAACCTACCTAAAACCTTATCTCTAATTAGTGAATAACCCCAGTATTCTGGGTATTTCTTATAGACGTAGTTTAGAATCTCGTCTTTACTCTTCCTAACCCATTCCCTGAAAAACGTCTCAATCTCCTTTTCCTCTTCCTCAGGTTTAAATTCGCTATTTAAAACGTATTTCCTTATGTATCCTATTATTGCTTCGCTCAGCGGATCTCTTACTTCCTCTTCCTCCTCCACGCAAACCTCTCCTAATTCGATCAATTTGTCAATATAATCCTGTAATTTCGACGAATAAGCACCGAAGAACCAAGGCTTAAAATCCAGCCCTAGTTGTACTCCTTTCTCCTTCTCAAGTAAAAAGAAGATCTTCTGCAGTTTAGTCGGAGTGACCTCTGTATTCTCCTCTTTAGCGGTATAAAGCAACAGTTTGATTAAGCGGTAAATTCTGTCCTCGGTTAACATAACCAACCCTAATATCATACACAGAGAATGAATATAAATTTGGTAGGGGTTTGAGCTTCATTGCCTAAAACAGCTGTTTATGAAAGACTTATATTACGGACACAGGAATTTTGTACTGGGAATAAAAATGGAGCAAAGTGAGATAGCCAAAATTATATTCGATAGAGTAGTGGATTATTGTACAAGGCACAATGACGAACCGCTTGCGTGCATGGCAGATCATGAACCAGACCAATTATCAGTGTTCATAGATTCGTATCTTAAAGACGAAGAAGACGAAGCGATAGAAAATTCAGACGAAAAGTTCTGGAGAGCGATAGAAAAAGAGTACAAGAAGTTGTGGAAAGAATGGTGGAGTGAAGAACTAGCCTATAATCTAGGTCATCTAATACTGGAGTCGAAAGTAGAACGTATAATGCAAGATGATGAGCTTGATAATGCAACTAAAGTTAGATACCTAAAAGCTTACGAAGAGGTATTAAATAAGTTCGCCGATGCGATCAAGCGTGAATTACAAGATAGGGATTCATTGCCCTCTGTGGAATTGTATAAGTGGTTCAAGAGGCTGGCTGAAGCTACCTCATCCTTTAACTCAGATTATCGCGAAGAAGTAAAATATCTTCTGGACTTTTATGATATGTGGGACGTTGATCAACAACAGGTGTTAAGCCTTTTGCTAGATTATATAGATAGGACATTATACAAAATAGAACATAAGTATCTGCCTGAATTAGAGGGTTTAACAAATAATAATAGTTAAACTTTTTTAAATCTAGA